TATCCGAACTATGGCAGGTATGCTATACGATAATTAAACAAATAAACAAAATGATTTTAGACAAAAGTATTACTGGAATCCCCACTCAAATGTGGGATGAACTAAAGTATTTCGTTCTTGATGGGCGAAATGTCAACGAACTGAGATTAAACCGTCAGTTCGTTAAGGAGACCTTGAAAGTTCCTAACCCAAAATGGGCGGGTCGATACCTGACACAAACCAAGTACGTTTGGAAAGATGGATTCTTGCCGACTTCAAACTTTGTGTTTTCACCTAGCTACCTGCTCAACCTTGTGTCAATGTACGTCAATGACTTTGGTTATGTCGTGACCGGTAAGAATGAGAACGGACACTGGCAGTTGTATCGCTCGGAATTGTCTTGGCAGTTGCCCGATGGGACAACTCACACGGAAAGTGAGAAGGTAATCACGATCGTGATTGATGGTATGGATGTGATGTTTGACGATTTCGAGAATAAGAATCAATGGTCGTTTGATTGGATTGTGAATGGTAAGAAAACTGTTTTGACCTATGATGTTTCAGAGATTGCTGACATTATGAAAGTGAATGAGGACACCGTTCTAGCTTTCCAGAATGACTATTTCACGGGCGAATTTAAAACACCCGATACACACATCACTAACATCTTTCCTGCGTTAGAATGGGAAGGTAACTTGCTTCGCGGTTCATTCTTTGTCAACGAGACAGAGTGGAGTGAGTTCAACTATTCACAACTTCGCACCTGCTATGGTACGGCACAAGGAGATTTCAGAATTACTTGGACATTGTACAACGGATGTGACCGTCCTGCTAACGCTATTGATGCAGATAGTACGGGTAACTTTGGCGAGTGTTGGAAGTCTGCATATTTGACAAAAGAAAATGCGGATTCGTTTGTTCTTGACGTCGATTCATTAGCTGATGTTGACTATTCGAAGCCTGCTCACATCAAGTTCACAATTCACTTTTTACCGCTTACTGGTAAGGAGTTCCGACTTGAAGCGTATGCAAATCTGAATACCAAGAAAATTAGTTTAACACCTTTCGCTTAATTAACTGTGGGCGTAATTAAGTTTGCGCCCACTTTTTTTAACTTACAAAAACAAACACAATGACAAAACAAACTGCGGTTGAATGGTTACTAGAGCAAATAAGTGTTAAGAATGGATTTATAATATTTTCTCCGAGCAACATTGACCAAGATGGTTTAACTGAGATTTTTGACCAAGCCAAAGCAATGGAGAAGGAGCAGATAATAAATGCTTGGATGGTTATTGATAATCAATTGCAAAGATTAGCAGCGGAACAATACTACACTATACGCTACGGAGGTGACAAATGAGTAACATGGAAAATAAGTTAATGACAGCTGCTGAATATATAGCTGATCAAGGTAAGAATCTTGATGAAGCTATTGCAGGTGATATTTTTGAGATTATGGCTGATTATACTAAGTATGTCTTGTTTTTTATGAAACTGAATAACTTAAAGCCTGATCAAGTAGAAGTTAAAGGAGGTGACAAATGAAAAAAACAGATATGGTACATAGTTTTATGGCAGCAATGCCAAACAGTACGGCCTTTGAATTTCAAGCGAACAGAGTACAATATGAAGAAGGATTTACAAGATTCTATATTGAAGAAGCAGACGGCACAATGCGACTAATGGCGCACGTTCCAAATGATTATTATATTCAAAGACTTTCATCACTATGAGAAACATTAACCAAACACACATAGTCATATTCATCTCAGTAATCCTGCTGACTATCTTTTTCATCTTGCTTTCAAATCGAAAGCGTGACAACCAGTCACCACTTCAAATTGAAATTGAGAAACTGCAAAAGAAAATAGACAAGCAGGACAGAATGATTCACGATGCATTGATTGACATCAAAATGATGCGCGATACCGTCTATTTCTACGAATCTAAAAAGCCTATAATCACTAACAACTATTTCAAAAATGAGAAAGTCATACTCACTAGCAACGATAGTATTAATGCTGTCATTCGCGAATCAAATCAACGCGAGTTCGAGCGCAGATACTTTAAGGGTCGATACACTCCAATTAAATAAAGACCAAGCATTTAACCTTTGTTACTATTCGCTTGAATATTGGTGGGAGTACGCGAAGCTTCAAGACTCAATTATGATTCAGAAGGATTCAATGCTGAAGAAGTACGTTGACATCACGGGCATCCAAGCGCAGAAGCAGGACGATATAGAAAGCATTTACAACTTAAAGAAGCAGATTGAAATAGATCAACAGACAAAGGTGTTGAATGAGGAAGTTGATAGAAAAAAGAAATGGCGAAAGCGGACATTTATCGTGTCTGCAATCGCCATTCTGGAAGGTGTGATTATTTATCTTATCGTATCAATTTAACCCCATCAACTGCTCATTCTCACTTATCAATTCAAAGTCGTAAAAGTAGGTCTCCGCGCCGTCCATTGATACTATGTATATTATCATTCCCTTGCGAATGACAAAGCCAGTGACAAAGCGTAAATGACTCTCGACATCACCGCGAGAATAGACAATATCGCCAATGCGATAGCGCACCTTCAAGTTCAAATCTATCATCATAGTATTTTACCTTCGTGTATTCTAAAGTTCTGAACGTTGAAACCTTCACTACCACGTTTTGTTATGATTGCAAACCCGTGATTGTACTTTGCAAATGGTGCGTATTCAGGATTTAATTCACTCAAACACCCAACACTCCAGCACGTAGTCAACTTTCCATTAATATCTTTCTCTGTATGCTCACTTGTTTGGTGTGAGTGTCCACATATTGCGCTTGATTTAGCCCTCATATAAAGACCTCGTGCAACGTTTACGGGCGAGAATGTAGACTTGCCAAATTCGTGTCCGTGTACCACTGCTAATGAGTTAATACGTGCTAACTGTTTGCCGTGAATGATGTCGATTCCAAACTTGTCAAAGCCTAGTAGATTGCTCAACTCGAAATCTTCAATACCATCTAGCGCACTTGCGTTCTTTCTGATATAACGCTCGTAGCGTTCTTCGTGGTTACCCATCTTCGCGTAGATTCTAGCCTTTGGAAATTTGAAACGCAGGAATGAAAAGAATTGTTTTGTCAATTGAATCTCTGATCTAAATGAACGTTTGGTTCTATCCTTTTCAAAACTACTAATTTCATAACAATCGATAAAGTCACCGCCCAATAAAATAGTATCGCAGTTCTGCTTTACTCCGTAATCAATAGCAAGATGCAAAGCTTTGATATCGTGATAGGGAATATGCACATCGAACAAGGCAAGAACCTTTCTGCCTTCAATATCAATAATACTTTTCTCTTTCGTATCTGACTTGGGCAAATGATGCGCCACTGGTATTGATTCATCAAACTTCTTCGGATTGTTTTTGTTGGTTACGTGTCTGTGATACTTAGAAGCAATGTTGCCTAGAGTAGTGTTGTACTTCTTGGCTAATCTTCTTTTGAAGTCTGTAATCTTTTCGCCTTCAAGTTGAATTTCAATCTTAAAAACTTCTTCCCATTTTGGAGTGTTAGTCATTGTGTAATTATTAAGTAAGTAAAAAAGAAAAGGGACAACTGCCCCTTTAGATATTTTTATATTCTGATTTCGCGTCGAATGATGGACAAGCTTTTGCCACATTTGGAAAGTCTTTATGTCCTTGAATTATGGCGTTAGGAAACATAGTCTTCAATGCTTTTAATCTTGTCATTAGTTGGCGTTTCTGCGCATCCGTTCTGTTATCTGCTGCCTTCCCTAACTTATTCACGCCACCGATATAACACACGTTGATGATTGATTTATTCCATCCTTTCACACCATTCGAAGGTTGAGCGATTGTGAGCAGTTGAGTTTCTTTGCCGTCCGCTTCAATGATGTAGTGATAACCAGGGGACTTCCATCCTAGATTCTGCTTCCAATATCTTTGGATTGCTTCGACTTTTGCATCTTGTCCCGTAGCACTGCAATGAACTACGATGTGTGTTATTGTTCTCATTCGTTGTCTATTTGAAATTGTCCTTTCTCGTCAAACGATTTAAGTCTTTTCAGTATCCATTTCGGTAGCAAATCGGGTTTGATTGCTCCGATATTTTCAACGATACTAATTGCTTCACGAACTAAAAGAGCCGCATAGCATAGTTCTTCTACCCACAAAAATAGTGACTTAGTTAATTCGTTAGTACTGAAATTTGTGAGATTGTGAACAACTATCAAAAAGAAAGCATATAGTACACTTTTGATAATCATTCCACCAAACCGTGAACTGCTTAGAACACTATACTTCCAAGCCTTCCAAATGCCGAGCATTGTATCTATCGCAATCATTATGACTAGATA